TCAAAATACTCTATCCAATAGAGTATGTCGATTTAAAAATAGGGGTCATACATTTAGTATAACCCCTATTATGATTTGAACAAGTAAAAATTCACATTACTTTTGAAACTTTGGACATCCTCCATAATATTTCATCTCATGAGTTCCGCCTTCTGGAATCATTTTCTCAGAAAATTCTTCTTCTCTTACGGAAGTTATAAATTCTTTATTTTTATTAAAAATATGATGATAAAAGAATGGAAATTTGGCTGAACAATGCCACATTAATGATCCGTCTTTTTTTAGATGCCCTTCGTAATCAGCCCTTCCACAAACTAATTTACCAGCAAATCCCTCATCTTTTGCGGGATAGCCTTTGTCATAAGCGAAATTAGACTTAGCGGTATTCTCATTGAACTTATTGATTGTTTCTTGAATTCCAGTTAAAAAATATTCAAAGCCTTCAAGCTCATCATCCGAAAGTTGATCCATTTTTAAATGACCCTTACCTCTTAGGTCGAATTTTAAAAATAAAAATTCAGAATTTCTTTTAAGATAATCAGGATAAATATGCTTAACTGCTAGGCTATACATTAAATCTTGCATATTATCAACAGCTTCTTTGCCCTCAAAAACTCCTTTAGAAGTTTTAAAATCCCTGATAAGAATTCGGCTTTCTTCTTTGAATAAGAATAATTTATCAATAAATCCTAAAATTCTATAATTTTTACCGTTTTCAGAAACATTAATATCGAATTTTTGTTCATCAAAAGCGTCACTGGGATCTTTTTCCTCTTTGCCAAAAAAATCAAAATTAATTCCTTCAACACCCATTTGATTAATAAGATCTAAATTTTCTTGATCATTAATGTCGTGTTTTTTAGCGTATGTTAGCACATATCTTCTAATAGCTGGATAAGAATAGAAATCTTGAGTTTCTACAATTTTATCATAAATATGTTTATGACGAGGATTTCCTAGACATTCATAGATTAAATGGATGCAACTACCTCTTAAACTCCCATGATTAGATTTATTGGGTAATTTCAGTTTATAGTTTGTCCAGTAAAGCCAACTACAAGTTTGTAGTGTTTTGATTCTGGATGCTGATAGTGGAGTATTAGGCTCGATCATTGCAAAGTTTTGAAAATTTAGTTACGTCTTTGGCGTTGAAAAATGCAGGATTCTTTTCAATAAAGCTTAGAATAGCTTTGATTTGCTTATCTTTATCTATCTCCTGTGAGAGCCAGTCTTTAAGATTATACTCGCTTTCGTGAGCAATTCCAAAATCATTATGAGGCTTTGGAGGAAGTTTAATAACCAGTTGATTGAGATCAAAGAATTTACTAAGATTCATAAATATCTTAATAGACGAAATAAGTCCATGATTCTTTTCAGACTCGGAATCATTGTTATTGGAAATAATGATTCGATTGATCTCTTTGCCGCTAAGGTATGAAATAATTTTTGGATTAATACCAAGCCCGAAAGTGACCAGAGAGTTCTTAATTCCTTGATCGAATAATGCCATACTATCGCCAATGCTCTCCACAAGAATAACTTCTTTAGTTTGGTCAATATATTCATCTACTGTTGTAGGAGCTGGAACATATGCTGGATAAACCCAATTCTTTCTTTTGCCAAGATGCTTCCATTTAGCGAAATCATTTTCATTATCTACTTTTCGCCCAGAGAATCCAATAATTTGTTTGTTTTCTTCATAGATTGGGAAAACCATTCTACGATACATCTGTCCTACGCCAGCAAGACCGACTTTGAAAAACTTTTGAGTAGTTTCTGAAATTGATTTATTTTTATAAAAATTATAATTTGGAAACAATCTTTCTAGTGCTGATTCTGGGTAAATTTTTTCCATTTCAATTAATTCTTTATTTTCTGTATAAACATATGTTTCGCCTTTTTGAATTCCATCTAAGATTGTTTTTAATCTAGATCTATCATCTTTAAGAGTAAGTTGTATTAAAGCTTCTAAAGGTTTTGAACCTTTGTTTTCGATATAGTCATTCCATACTCCTGTGTTTTTATAGATCTGAACCGCCGTTTTGTTGTCGCCGTTTCTATAGATGGCACTAGTTCTCCAATGGTTTCCACAATCAATAAGTTTATATCCTATTGATTCCAAGACTTCTTTGATTTTATTAGAATCTATCGAAATTAGGGATTTGGTCGTTATTGTCTGTGTCATCTAATTCTTCATCTCCGTCTAGTGTTCTTGCAATATCTCTCAGATCTCCACGCTCTGCAATATTAAAATTAGCAAATTCCAAATTAACAAAATTCTTACGCAAAGTATCTCCAATTCTTACTGGCTCAATAGCTCCAGCAATATCTTTTCCAAGATGCCGCGATTTAACATTAATTAATTTATGCGTTCCGAATCGAACGCCTTCCGTTTGAATTTCATCGGCAGTCTTATTTCTAAGAATAAACATATGAGAGCAGAATTGAGTAATACGATCCGAAAGAGAAACAACGCTTTCATCATCAATAACATTGGCAGACATTCTATTATTTGTGATGCCACTCCTATTCGATTGAACCGAAGTGATCATTGGAATAACTGGATTACCATCTTCAAGGATTTCTTTTTGGATACACTTCTTAAATTTATCAACCATCTCACCAACAGTTTGCCACTCGCTTTTTCCAGCACTGGATTCTGAAGTTGTTTTAATATAATCAAAAGAAAAAATCATTTGATTGCCACGGCCAACCTTAGAATAATAAAATCTTTTTAATGTATCAACCATTGAATCTACATCCATGCCGCCGACATTATAATAATAGAACTGAAGATGTTTAATCTTTGCCCAAACACTACGGACCTTATCCACAATATCTTGTCCCGCTCTACGCCAGTTTCCACTCTCAATAAGATGCATTGGAACGCCTGAAAGGGCAGCGCACTGGCGCATTATCAATTCTTCCTTGCTCATCTCTCCGTTGTCAAAATGTAATACTGGAACATTATATTTTTCACTAACTCTCGTTGCATAATGCATACAGAATTGAGTTTTACCAACTCCAGAACGAGCAACAATGACCGTGATGTTTCCTGGCCTCAATAGAGATCCATAAATTTCATTAACTTTTGGATGCGGACCCATCATGCCAAATTCCGTAATGGGGTTATTACCCCTCTCTTCGATGATGTCTTCCATATCAGCATAGATGTTTTCGGGAACATCTTTGCCAATTTCATAAAGATTTATTTTCGAATTATAAATTGCATCAGCGCATTCTACAATTTGTTGATATGATGATTCTGGAGGAATTGATTTCATTGCTTTTCCCATTTCTTGAGATGAAAAGAAAATCTCCCTTCGGATAGAGAACTTTTTCAATTCTTTTGCAGTCTTGACAAGATTCCCAGATGGAACCTTTCTCATGGCTAATGACTTAATATAATCAGATGGATTAAGATTGTCTTCAAAAGACAAACCAAGAGAATTTATTCTTTGGGCAATAATAATTTCATCAATCTCGTCGCCAGCATCAATGGCTTGCTTAATAATAGTAAAGATCGCGCTATGAAGATTGCTCTGTTCTGAATAAAAATCAGACGCTCCAATAAAATTTGAGATCTGTGAAAAATGCTGCGACTCTTTAATGAGTCCAGCAAGTAATTGTTTTTCTATTTCAAAGTTATAAATCATAATGTATATATATCACCATTAATTAACGAACGCAAGATCATTCATCAATCATTTCTGGATCATTATCTGTCCTATTAAGATAATCAGTCAAAGCTTTTTTTAAGCCCAACTCTGTAATGACGGATTCGAAACGAGAATATATCATGGGATACCCTTTCTCGCTGACACATGCAATTATTAATCCTTTATATTTATCTGAATCTCCACTCAGTTCATAAAGTTTATTAACTAAGCTTTCTGGGATGCTAAATTCTGGCTGCTCTTCTGGTTCAAATTCTTCCATATTATAAGTATACTTGTTGGTTCTCAAAAAACTCCAAACAGATTTTATCTGTTGGATAAATTTCTACTAATTTTAGATTGTTTTTTTGACAAAATTCATATTTTTTGTCGTCTCTTTTTAATTGTTGTAAATATTTAAGTCTATTCCCATGAAAGAATTTTACAAATTTTGTATGTTGCGCTCCTTGGACTTCTATCATGATTTTTTTATTTGCATTATAAAAATCAAAACTTAGTCTTGTCCCAACTAATCTAAATTCTTCAAAAACAATATCATGTTGCCAATATGGCTTTAAGAAGTTTTTAGTTTCTAATTGGAATTTACTTCTGCTTTTTTTGTTCCAATCAATTAAATATTTTTTAGGATTTTTAAGAGTTAGTTCTCTATCATTTAATCCAATAAATTTCATTAATTTAAATCTGAGATTGATTTCTTAAAGTAGCCGATTAGAAAGTCGCATACTTTTTCATCATCTTCAATGAATTTAAAAAGATTTGCATCTCCATGCACTTTTTCTGGAAACTCTAAACCGTTTTCATTAAGAAGTTCTTTAAATTCATCTACAGGGTTAATCCATGCGCCCTTCTTTTCCAAAAATTCCCAAGCATAAAGTAAATCTACAATTTCTTTTTGAACCCAAATGGAAGTTCCATTCTTTCGGCCATAACGAATTGGATAAGTAATTGTCATGTTTGTTTTTTCATTTGGGGACTTTTTGATTGTTGCTTTTGCGAAATGACCAATGATTGGGTTTTTCTTTAAATCAATTGTCTTATTTGCTGGATCTTGCAGAATAAGATCTCCTTTATATCGAGGCTCAAATTCGACAATATAATTTGCAAAGTGCAAAAGGGCATTGCCGCCTGTCGCGCTTGTTTGGCGAATTGGTGCTTTGGAATATGGGTCGAGTTTAATGTCCGCTCTAACTTGGCTGATAAAAATTGCCATATGGCCGCGCTTTGTAAGCGCGATTGAAAGACGCTTCATAAAATTAGCAGCAATGACTGCGCCACCAGCTACTTTATTGCTATCTTCGAAAGACTTATCAAGGTCTCCTTTGGTAATGAGTCCATCCACAGAGTCAAGAAGGAAACAATACTTTGTCTTTTGTTCATTTTTTGCGACGAGTTCTCGCATCACTTCAACTACCGTTTCATAAATGTTGCT